CAACGAAACCATAAGAAATACGGTGGTTGGGTTTGGTTCTCTTTTTAACGAAATCTATGTTGTCCGAAAAGACAACAATGGAAACGAGACAAGTCGATTTAAAGTTCCAATCACATATGCACCAAAAGAAAAATTCATTCGGATGCTCAATGAGTATTCTGGACTAAAAGGGTCTGCGAACGAACGAGACATATCCACTATTCTTCCACGAATTGGGTTTAACATCGAGGCAGTTAACTATGATGCAGAAAGAAAAAGAAACACTTTATCAAAAAGATATAGTGCTTCGGCATCCTCAAATCAAATTAAATACGAGTACGCAGAAGTTCCATATGCAATTGATTTCTTTCTAACTGTGGCGGCACGAAGTATGGAAGACGGTCTTCAGATTTTAGAACAAATTCTTGCATACTTCACTCCAGAATTTACAGTGACAATGAACTTTACAGATTCTAGAAATAGAATTGATGTACCAATCGTGCTTTCTTCTGTCGCTTCCGAGATTGATTTTGAGGGGGATACATCAACACAAAGATCAATTCTTTTTAATCTTGCATTCACCGCTAGAACATATGTTTACGGTCCAACAAAAGAAAGCAAGATTATTACCAAAGTCGATACCACATTCTTTAATGCAGATTTCGACGCACAAGGAAACATCTCTACATCAATGACCGGCGGAGCAACGGGACAACACAAGAAAGCACCCGCACTTGCAAGAGTTGTTGCGGGTGTCACTGGTCCTGACGGATTGACATCTGATATCAGCGAATACACCGGCGTAAACGTATTCGGATCTACGACAGATAGAGCAAACTCTATCTTTGAATATCCAGACACACTTGACATACTAGGAGCGACAGCATGAGTGATAATCTAGAAAATTCTTTAAATATAGAAAAAACTGAAACTAAAAATGAGGTTATCAGGAAAAAACCGGTTGAAATTGTGGTGTCTGATGAGGTTCGAGAGAACAAAAAGAAAAATGATCAGAATGCCGACTACGCAGAAGTTCGTGATAATCTAAAGAATATAATTGGCACAGGGTTAAATGCCATCGACGGGATTCTTTCCGTTGCAAGTGAGGGAGAGTCTCCACGGGCATATGAGGTCGTCTCACAGTTAATCAAGAGTGTCACAGATGCCAACAAAGATCTCATCGGTCTACATGAACAGATGAAGAAACTCGACGAAGACACCGGGGGAAGATCCTCGGGTCCAGTCACCAATAATTCTATTTTCGTCGGTTCCACAAAAGAACTACAAAAACTAGTGAAGAATAATTTTAAACAATTGAAGGACGAAGCGGATGGCGGATCATGATTCTACTTACCTCGGTAACATAAACCTAAAACCCGCCGGGGTAAATATAGAGTTCACAGAGGAGCAGGTTCAAGAATATCTTAAGTGCCAACAAGATCCTCTATACTTTATTAAAAATTATATAAAAATTATTTCTCTTGACGAGGGTCTTGTTCCATTCAAGACTTGGGCATACCAAGACAACATGATCAATACTATTCACAATAATAGATTTACTATTGCCAAACTTCCTCGGCAGTCTGGTAAGTCTACCACTGTTATTGCGTACCTTTTACATTATGTTCTTTTTAACTCTGAAGTTAATGTTGCGATCCTTGCCAACAAGCAAGCGACTGCACGCGAACTTCTCTACCGACTGAAGTTGGCATATGAAAACTTACCCAAGTGGTTACAGCAGGGTATCATTGAATGGAACAAAGGTAACATTTCTTTAGAGAACAACTCCAAGGTTCTTGCCTCGTCCACCTCGTCCAGTGCGGTTCGTGGTGGTTCGTTCAACATGATCTTTCTTGACGAATTTGCATATGTTCCTGAAAATGTGGCAGATGAATTTTTCTCATCTGTCTATCCGACAATCTCATCTGGTAAAGAAACCAAAGTCCTAATTATTAGCACACCCAAAGGTTTGAACATGTATTACAAACTTTGGCGTGACGCTGAGGAAGGAAACAACTCTTATGTTCCTATTGAGGTACATTGGTCGGAAGTTCCGGGACGCGATGACAAGTGGAAGAAAGAAACGATTGCCAACACATCGGCATCACAATTTCGTGCTGAGTTTGAGTGCGAGTTTATTGGGTCACAAAACACACTGATCGACCCCTCTAAATTAAAATGTTTGGCATACCGAAAACCGGCGGCGGAACGCGATGATGGTTTCGTACAATACTACCCACCCGAGGAGGGACGCACATATTTCATGTCGGTTGATGTGTCCCGTGGACGGGAACTTGACTACCATGCAATTACGGTTATCGATATTACAGAAATGCCGTATAAAATTTGTGCAATTTATAGAAATAATGAACTTGCCCCCATGCTCCTGCCAAATGTTGTAAATGCAATTGGAAATATTTACAACAAGGCATGGTGTCTGGTGGAGATCAATGACATCGGGGGTCAAGTCGCAGATGTCCTCTATAACGAACTTGAATACGAAAATCTTATGATTACCAGTGTCCGGGGGCGAAAGGGTCAGACAATGGATGGTGGTTTTGGTAGTTTTCAATCACAACTTGGTGTGCGAACCAGTCCTGCCGTCAAGAAACTTGGATGTGCATTACTTAAAGATATGATCGAGGGCGACAAAATGCTCATCGAGGATTATAATATGATCCAAGAACTTACTGCTTTTGTTGCAAAAAAGAATTCTTACGAAGCAGAAACTGGTCACCACGATGACCTAGTGATGACTTTGGTTTTGTTTGCGTGGACCACCTCTCAGAATTATTTCAAAGAACTAACAGACCTAGATATAAGGACGAAACTTTATCAAGATAAGATTCGTCAAATAGAAGAAGATCTTGCTCCATTTGGTTTTATTGACGACGGATCGTTGGACGATACCTTTGTTGATAATCAAGGAACGCGATGGAGTGTTGAAGAAAACCCCGATAGTATGGATTGGTGAAAATGATTAATTTGATAGATAATACAGCGTTGATAAGGAGATAACAATGGCATTTCAACTCAGTCCCGGTGTTGATGTAAAAGAAATTGATCTGACAGCAATCATCCCTGCGGTATCCACAACCAAAGCAGGATTTGCTGGACTCTTTAATTGGGGTCCACTTGAACAAAGAATTACAGTCACCAGCGAACAAGATCTCGTAGAGAGATTTTCCAACCCCGATGATATAAACTACCCTCACTGGTTTACCGCAGCAAACTATCTTGGTTATTCTAATAATCTTCAAGTTGTTCGAGTGGTAGACCAAAGCACTGCAAAAAACTCGTCCACAAATGCAGGTTACTTTATTAAAAATAGTGAACACTTTGAATCAGAAGATTCAACTGCGGATGGTGCCGGTCATGAATTTATTGCAAGATTCCCCGGAACACTTGGCAACTCACTGTTTGTCTCTGTTTCGGATAGAACTGAACAATCGCTCAATCCAATCATCGCATTCCCATCAACAAGTGTTGGGTTTACTATCACTTCAGACTCAGGACCATCAGATTCTAACACTGCCTTTGGTTTTGTTACAGAAAATCTCCCAAGTGGCATTGTTGCTAATAGCGATACCCTAAGATTTAAACGAGGGACACCCAAGACAATTACTGGTGTTACCAATGCGGTTTTATTTGGTAATATTTCTAGTGAGAGTGGCACAACAACCGCACTTGCCGGAGGTCTTGGCGGCGAAGGTCGTGCTGCCGGTGCAACTCTTGTTGTTCAACTAAGTTCAGCAGGATCTACCGCTGGACTCGAACCCGGAGGTTATATTACCTTAACTCGAAACGGCACTGTTGGTGTCGCTAAGGTCAGTGCCATGGAGAACGAGGTTGCTGGTGTAACCGCACAACTTACGCTCGGTAATAGTGGATTTGGATTTGCAGACGCAACATTAATTCCCACTACAGCGGATGAGATTATTACTCTCGGACAAATCACTGCTGGCGGACAAACATTTGCCAACGCAAGCACAGGTCTAACTGCTGCTTCGGTTCGCTGGAAGTACGCAAACGAATTTAATCTTAAACTACCCTCCACCAGTTCTTCCGTCGAAGCACACGGTGCTTCATTCGACTTACTCCATGCCATTGTAATCGATGAAGACGGTTACTGGACTGGCACCAAGGGAACAGTTCTTGAGCGATACGAGTCACTCTCTAAAGCAAAAAATGCCAAGAGAGAAAATGGTTCCTCGCTATACTACAAGGACTTCATTAACGCAAATTCAAATTATGTTTACTCTTCCGCTAAACCCGGAACTAGAATTTCTGGAACCTTCCAGTTCGGTGAAAACTCCACCTCATCTGGTGGTACTTTTGCTAAACTATCCCAGAACTACTATGAGTCACTTTCTGGTGGAACTGCCGCAGCACCTGAGAATAACGACTACTACACTGATGGATATGAATTGTTTGCAGATAGTGAAACCGTTGACATATCACTAATTCTTGGTGGACCCAGTTCAGGAATTCATGCAAAGAATATTGTTGATCTATGCACAGCAAGAAAAGATGCAGTTGCATTCCTCTCTCCTGCTAAGGATGCTGTTGTAAACTCCGCTGGAAATGCTTCCAAGAGTGCGGCAGTTGCAACAGCAAACGTCGCAGCGTATCGTCGAGGCGAAAACGGTAATGACGCTGGTGGCGATGTAAACTTTGCGTCCAACAACCTAAACGTATCCTCATCCTACGCAGTTCTTGATAGTGGGTACAAGTACATGTATGACCGATATAACGATGTCTTCCGATTCGTTCCACTTAACGGTGACATCGCAGGTATCGCGGTACGATCAGATAACGAGACCGAAACTTGGTTCTCGCCTGCTGGTTTCAACCGTGGTCAGGTTCGCGGAGTCGTGAAACTTGCATATAATCCACTCAAAGCACAGCGTGATGAACTCTACAGTAACGGAATCAACCCCGTAGTCTCCTTCCCCGGAGAAGGTACTGTTCTCTTCGGAGACAAAACCATGCAGAGTAAACCAAGTGCGTTCGATAGAATTAATGTTAGACGACTCTTCATTGTTCTTGAGAAGGCAATCGCTACTGCCGCGAAGTTCCAACTTTTTGAGCAGAACGATGCATTTACCCGTGCGTCCTTCCGACAACTCATTGAACCGTTCCTCAGAGAAGTTCAATCTCGTAGAGGTATCATCGACTTCAAGGTTGTGTGTGACGAATCTAACAACACTGGAGAAGTAATTGATAGAAACGAGTTTATTGCTGATATCTTTATCAAACCAACTCGCTCCATCAACTTTATTACTCTGAACTTTATTGCCACAAGAACCGGCATCAACTTTGACGAAATTGGCGGGTCTTCCTCGTAAAACGCCCTACATAGAAAAGGAGATATAACACATGAATATCGAAAGATTTAAATCAGCACTTTCTACCGGTGGCGTTCGTCCTGCATTCTTCCGAGTGCAAGGCAACATCGGAAAGACATCGTTACCAGATAAGGTCGGATTCCTTGTCAAAGCAGCATCGCTTCCAGCATCAGAGATCAGCGAGATCGGGGTCGATTACCGTGGTAGAAATATTAAACTGCCCGGTAAAAGATCATATGCTGACTGGGAAATCACTCTATTACTTGATGGAGAATTCTCAACGAGAAATGCATTTGAGCGTTGGATGAACGACCTCAATGATGCAGTCGAGAATGTTGCGGACCAAGAGCATAACTTAAACAATGTTCTGTTCCCTAACTGGAGCATCGACCAACTAGATCGTACTGGTAAACCAATTAAGACTTACACAATGTTTCACTGCTGGCCAAAATCGGTATCTTCGATTGCGACCACATATGAGGATGAATCCCTAGCAGAATTCTCCGTGACGCTCGCCTATTCTTACTTCCTCACTAACGACGGAACTGGTAGTAATCGAGTACCTCTCGGTGATGCTGCGTTCCCCGGTGAGTGATAAATAAAGAAGAGGTGATATATGCCAATAGATTTCTTTGGTTTTAGTATAGGAAGAAAGCAACAATCGCCTTCGCCAAACTTAGACCCTTCTTTGGGTGTGAAAGAGGCGAAGTCGTTTGTTCCTCCCCTATTAGATGATGCAGGTTATGTAGATGCCGGTGGTTACTTCGGGGCATATCTTGACCTCGACGGTTCACTTAAAACAGAATCCGAGTTTATTTCAAAGTATCGAGAGATGTCTCTCCACCCAGAGGTGGAAAGTGCTATCGAAGATGTTTGTAATGAAGCAATTGTTCTTGATGACGAACGCAAACCAGTCGAGTTGATTCTCGATCAGGTTAATGTGTCAGACGGAATCAAGAAAAAGATGTACGAAGAATATGATCAAGTGTTAAGACTTCTTGATTTCCAAAATAGAGGTTACGAAATATTCCGAAGATGGTTTATTGATGGTAAAGGTTATTATCATATTATCATTGACAAAACCAATCCCAAAAAAGGAATTGTTGAACTTCGACCAGTTGATGCTCTCAAGATCAAGAAGATGGTTGAAGTCCAAAAGGAAACAGATCAACAGACTGGAACCAAGTATGTCAAAGGTGTAAAAGAATTTTACACCTATAGAGAAAAACCCACAGACCAAGAAGGTCTTAAACTTTCTCCTGAATCTATCTGCTATTACCACTCAGGTCTTTTTGATCCACTCACGAACCGTGCAATCAGTTATCTCCATAAAGCAATTAAACCACTAAACCAACTTCGTATGATCGAAGATGCCGTAGTGATCTACAGGATCTCGCGTGCGCCAGAACGAAGAATCTTTTATATTGATGTTGGTTCTCTTCCTAAGAACAAGGCAGAAGCATATGTTCGTGATCTTATGAACAGATACCGAACAAAACTAACATACGATGCGTCTACTGGTGAAGTTCGTGATGAGAAAAAGCACATGTCCATGCTCGAAGATTACTGGTTACCTCGTCGTGAAGGCGGTAAGGGAACCCAGATCGAAACTCTCGACGGCGGACAAAACCTCGGTGAGATGGAAGACGTTGAATACTTCTTAAAGAAACTTTATAAAGCACTCAGCATTCCCCAGTCCCGAATGGAAGCAGAAAACGGGTTCAATATGGGCAGGTCTTCTGAGATCACCCGTGATGAATTAAAATTCCACAAGTATATCGAACGACTTCGCACCAAATTCAATGCTGTATTCACCCAACTACTAAGAACACAATGCATTCTTAAGGGGTTAATGAAAGAAGAAGATTGGTGGAAAGTCGAACAAGATCTTAAGTTTGAATACGTCACTGATTCATACTTCACCGAACTTAAAGACTACGAGATACTTTCAGAAAGACTAGATATATTACAAAGTGTTAGTGAACATATTGGTGATTACTATTCTAGAGAATGGGTCAGGCGAAATATTCTTCAACAGACCGAGAAGGATATGAAGCGAATGGACAAACAAATTCAGAAAGAGCGAGAACTTGGACTGATTAAGGATGACTCGGGAGGATTCTAATGCGATTTCTTATAGATTTAATCGAGAATAATGACAAGAAAGAGAGCAAGGTTCTACTTGAATCAATGATCTCTGATGTTGTTAACTCTAAATTTGCAAAACGACGTTCTTCTATCTTAAACATCTTTGAGCAAGATGAATATGATGTCGAAGGTACGCTAGAGGATCCTATACTTCAACCAAATGCCCTGATTTCAAAAGAGTATTTCTTCAAGAGGTACAGTTTTAATGGTAAAGAAATAGTTATGAAAAAGGTCGGAATGGGACAAAACGCTCCAACCGTTACCTATATTGATGGCACTCGATATGAAATTTTCACCACGGCAAAACAAGCAGAAAAAGAGACTCAAAGATATATTAAAGACGGTTCTTACGATAAAGCAATGAAAGCAATAGCGGATCAAGAAGCGGCACAAGCGGAGGCAGAGGCAGAAGAAGCAAACGCTGCTGCTCAAGAGGAAGAACCTGAAAAAATCACAGATTCATTTGAATATGTGGTTTCATCTGAACGTCCTAGCATATTAACTTTCAACAATGGAGAAGAGAAAGTTATCACTGTTTCTGAGGCACATGACGCACTGGAAATACTAAAACTGCTAAATAATGAGAACGGAATTAATTTTTTACAACGTCTATCGCATAGCATAACTTCTTATCAAGACACGATGGACTTTTTTCTCGACAAGGTTAGAAAAGGAATCTATTGATGAAAGCAGAAACTATTGTAAGAGCGATTGAAAATGGTAAACTTAACGATGCCCGTGAGGGTATTGATGATATCATGATCAATAAGATCGCTGACTCTCTAGAGGAGAAAAAGCAATCACTCGGCGATGCCTTAGTAGGTGTGTGTGAAGATTGCGAAGAGACAGAAGAAATTGAAGAGGGCAGCAAAGAAGAGTACGAGGCATTCTTCAAGAAAGCAATGGAGAAGTTTGGTATTTCATCTCCCGCTGATCTTAAGTCCGAAGAAGAAAAAAAGAAGTTCTTCGATTATGTTGACAAGAATTATAAGGGCGAAAAGAACGAAGAGTCTGAAGACGAACTTGAGGAAATGGGAAACCGACCCTCCCGAGAAGAGATGCGTGCCAAACGAGCAGCAATGCGTGCCAAAGAAGGCGGCGGTGGGTCCAACCCAGCACATGTCCCCGGATCACCCCAACACAGTTTGGCACAGCGTAAGGCGAAAAAGAAGATTGCGACTATGGACAAACGAAGAAAAACTCCCGGAAGGCAAGGGTAAACAATGCTACTTATTACCGAAGTAAATGATAACGTCAACTTGATCACAGAAGGAACCGATGGTTCCAAGGAATATCATATTGAAGGTATCTTTATGGAGGCAGATAAGAAGAACCGTAATGGTCGTGTCTACCCCCAGAAGATTCTTTTCAATGAAGTCAAGCGTTACAACGAAGACTTTGTTTCTAAGAACCGAGGCATGGGTGAATTAGGTCACCCCGATGGTCCAACCGTTAACCTTGAAAGAGTCTCCCACATCATCAAAGAACTCAAGACTGACGGTACAAACATTACCGGCAAGGCAAAGATTCTTGATACACCATACGGTAAAATCGTAAAGAACCTCATCGACGAGGGCGTTAAAATTGGCGTTTCCTCCCGTGGAATGGGTTCTCTTAAAAACGTGGACGGCGTAAACGAAGTCCAAGATGACTTCATGCTTGCCGCAGTAGATATTGTCGCTGACCCATCTGCTCCCAACGCATTTGTTGAAGGAGTCATGGAAGGCACAGAATGGGTTTGGAACAACGGAGTT